TATTTTGTTAACAGAAATTGTTGCACTTCCGGCATTTGTGTCAAAAGTAGCTCCGGTTATTGTAGTCTCTAATGGTGTAATATCATAAAAAGCATTCTCATAATAAACTAATAAAACTTTATTTGTTCCTATGGCTGCGTACCTTCTTCCATCTAAATCAGCCCAAATAACTTGATCTCTAGCTACTCCGCATAATGTCTTTGAAGTAATTTGTTCCCAACCACCAATTTTTTCAGGTAAGCCATATCTAAATCTGACAAAATCACCGTCAGTCCATTGTCCTTCTGCTCCTGTCGGAGTAACTTGTTTATTAAAGCCAGGTGCTATTTGTACGTTTGTTAAAGGCATGGCTAATTATAACAGATAATATTCGTATTTTAAATAATCCAACAATCTCTTACCTGGTCTGTGGATACCAATTTTTATGTATATTAAATGCAATTGAGTATCTTGGAGATGTATATTTGAATTTTTTTACCTCATGCCAAGCATCAGGATGAAATAAAACATACCCACCAGTTACTTCTTTTATAGTAGTATCAAAATCTTCAAAATGTAATCCCGGCCCATTATCATCTAAATGTAAAACACCACATATTAAAGTTGTTTGATGATGACAATGTTTTGCTACATGGTGCTCACCTTCGTTTAATTTATTACCCCATGCATTGTGTATGTATACTTGTTTATGTGGACCAACACATCTATGTATATCAGGTATTATTGCTTTAAAAAATTGTTTAAAGTCAGGATCATTACAAAACTGGACCCAAGATGTCATATGAGCTTTTACGTTAGTAATACCAAAATTTTCTTTTATTAGATTTTTTTCTATTTTATCTTTTAGTCTTTCTATAACGTCTTTTTCTAGATATGTATTTTTTAATAAATATAAATCAATCGGTTTCGCTACAGTTCTAAAAAGAACATCATACTTCATTTTGACTTAATTTCTTTTTCTCTTTGTGTGGTTAATTTTGAGTGTTCTCTATTTTTATTAAATCTTTCAAAATTTACTACCAAACCCATTAGTTCATTTTTAAAATGTTTAAAAAATTCTGCATCAAATGTTAAACATTTTTTTTCAGAAAGAATTTTTACTTCTTCTTCGTTGAACATTAACATTCCACCACCATCTTCAAATTGTCTAAACTTCATACTAACTCAACTTCTCCATCATATTTATATGCAGTATGTGGACCGTTTTGATCAACATAATGCAAAAATGTTTGTAAGTGCCAATCACCCTCAAACGGTTCTCTCCAATGTTCTAACTCACATCCAAGATAAATACAAGCATCACCTGGATTTAAATCAACTGGTTTACCATCCATATAAATTGGCCATTGTGTTCCATCAGAACCTAGCATGACAGTTACACTTACTTCACAGGAAGGTCTATCGCTATGTTTTTTAAGATCAGATAATAAAGTATAAAGTCTAAAAAAAGAATAAGTCGGAAATAGTTTTAAACCGGTTTCTTTTTCCATTAAAGGTAATTTTTTAGCTAATAGTGATTGCATTAATGGATCTTTATAAAAGTAGGTATCACCATTATTATTTTGTGTACAATCAAAACTATCAAAGTTTCTTATATGCTTTGAAATACAATACTTTCTTATTAAATCTATTTCATCTTGAGATAAAAAATTTTCAACTTTTTTATATTTAAAATCTTTTTTTAAAGTGCCCATGCTACTATAGAATACCTTATACCTTTCTCTATTGGAGTTACACAATGTGGATACATAAAACTACTAGGCCAAATAATTAATCTATTAGGTCTTTTTTCTATTTCAATTTCTTCATCAGGAAATTTAAATTTTAAATTACCACCTTCATAATCATTGTTAAGCATTAAAATCATACTTAAACATCTTGGAACTTCATAAGCACTATCAACGTGATAAACGTAATGTCCACCTTCTTCATATTTTAGACACTGCATATCTATAATAGCTTTCACAAATTTTGTATTTGGGTTATGAGTAAATTCTTGAACATAACTATTTATAAAAGGTTTAAATCTACTTCTTAAAAAATTACCCCAGTGAAGATTAGTCAAGCTGTCGTTTGGGTGATTAAAATTTAAAGATTGTGTTTTTCGAATTTTTTTATCTACAACTTGTTTTTGATTTATCGTAGTATCAGAAACTAAGCCTGCATCTTCAAATTTTTTCTTATTCATAACTTTTATAAAGCTACTTAAAATTTCCCATTCTAAGACATTATCATATGTTCTAATAAATTCTTTTGTATTCATTATTTATAATTTTTTTTACTCCATACCATATCTCTATAAAAGTGTCTAAACTTTAAATTAAAATTTGTCCTTGTTTTTTCTATATCATCTTTCTTATATTCTTTAATACTCATTTTCCAAGAGTCTCTTTTAAAAGGTATAACTTGAACGTAAGGAGTACCTGCCTTTATTGTTGCAATTAATTCATCGTGTTTCAAACCATTTACAACAAAAGGAAAGTTTACTTCAAAATTTAATTTATCCGTATCTACAATACCAGGTATTATAGAAAATCTATCGTCTGTATTATTTAAAGGTGGAACAAATAAACAAGAATAACCAGGTGGAGTTTTAATAGTCCATGGACTAACAATTTTATGAAAGGCTAAACCTTTATTTTTTTTAACTAATGGTGAATCACCTAACTGATCAATCGGATGCCATTGATTTTGCCATGGCCAATTTATTAAATATTTATAAGCATAATCTGATTTAGTTATGCTTGTTTGTTGAAAAGCATCTTTTTGTTTTGTTTGTTCATTTTTAATATTGTGTTTAATTCTTAAATCATATGGCATTTTTAAAATATATCCAGTAGTGTAGGTATCTAAAAATGGCTTACAGTGTTTTACTGTCATATTATCTACATCATTAGATAATTTTTTAAACCAATCAGGTATAGTTTTTGTAGCTGGTACTGGTAATAAAGATTTATCTGTCCATTCTAAATATTTTTTGGGTGCTAAAAATTTTATGTCTTTTGAAAACATAAAATTTTATATCATAATTATGGTAATTCTAAAACTGAATAATATGGTTGTCCTTGATCAGCAAAATACTTTTCTAATGGCACCGTCATTGGATAAGTTAATGATGACGTATCCAAATTTTGTAATTGAGTTTTGTAAGCTGACCATTGATCATAATTAGCAGAACCTTTCCAATTTTCTAAATAAACATCGATTGGTTGAATTAGGTTAAACGCTATATAATCATCTAATCCTTGTTGTTTTTCATATCCAGTTTGAGTTTCATATAAAACAGGTGGATTTTGAGAACAATCATAAGCCCAGGTACCTTGTCTTAATTTTGTAAAATCATCATCTGATATTGTTTCTTCAACAAAACTTCCGCTTAAATAATGTCCAGCGATTTGAGATTTATCTGCATCATTTGCAGCTATAGAAATTACGCCTTGTTTATTTGGTGAAAAAAATACGTATGCCATAAGCCTCCTATAATAAATCAAATATTAACATTGTACTTGAACCACCAGGTTGTCCTACTGAAGGTGCAGGTGCTGGTAAATATCTTCCTGCTCTACCAAGTTGATAATTTTGTGGTGTGTTACTTCTATTTTGATGTAATATTCCAAAACACTCACCTAGTTGAATTGGTGAATTTGTTGGTCTAAGACCAGCTGCTCCACCTAAATTTGGAAAAAGATAAGCATCATAAACTGTGTTAATTACATCAGTACTATCTTGAATATCTACTTCTGGAGTTATAGCAAATGTTGAATCAGTACCTTGTGAACCTGGAGGTCCGTAAAACTGAGCTCCCTGACCACCGTTTGCAACGTTAGTGTATGTTTGACCTTGAAGGCCACTCGCTGTTGAAGCGTTTCCAGCGTTTCCAAAGTTGTGAGAAGCGTTTCCTCCGTTTCCTCCAGCTCCAAGTGTATAAGGAACAGTAGCTCCTCCAGAAACTGGTACTTCAAAAAATCCTGTTAATCCAAGACCACCTTGTCCTGCAGGGTGAGGAGAGTTATCGTGATAAGACGTTGCACCGCCACCGCCACCACTTTGTTGAAGTATCATGTAAATATTATTTGCTGCAGGGTTAACAGTAATTGATCCTGTAGCAGGACCAAATTTTGCTAATTTAAATCCAGCAACAGAAGCTCCAGCTGTTCCTGAAGATGCTGCCGTTATTCTTCCCTGAGCATCAACTGTTATATCTGCAGTTGTGTATGAACCTGCAGTTACTGCAGTGTTTGAAAGTTGATTTGGACCAACAGCATCGTTTGCAATTTTAGCTTGAGTTACTTGTAAGGCACTAATCTTTGCAGTTGTAATTGCATTATCAGCAATTTTAGCTGTCGTTACTTGATTAGCTGAAATTTTTGCAGAAGTTATTGCGTCATCAGCTATTGCTGCAGAACCAATACTGCCACCTAAAGTGTCTAAAGAAATTTCGTTTAAATTTGTGCCATCTGCGTAAGCTGCAAAAATTGCTGCTCTATCTAAAGTAAAGCCCGTGCCAGATGCAGTTTTAATTGTTAAATTTGTTGGACCAACAACAGCAGAGCAATCAAAAATGTAAAATTTTTCTATTCCGTCAGGAACAGTTGCAGTTGATGCACCTGTTAATGTCCCTGTAAATTTAATGACCATATTTCTAGCATTAGAAATAGTTTTATCAGTCATTACTAAAGTTACAGCACCACCGTTGTTTAAAGCGACTGCTTCAAAACCAGCGATAGCTTGTTGAATAAGATTTAAGTTATTATTTGTATTATCACCCCATGTACCAGCGTTTTCACCGGTTACCATTAATTCTAGTTTGAGATCTGTAGAATATGAACTTGCCATAAATTTTTTCTCCTAAATTATTTTAATTTTACATTAATCAAGCTGCCAAATCAACATCTGTCCAATTATTATTTACACCAGGATCAACCTCAGCCCAAGCAGTAATATTAGTATTTCCTACTGAAGATGTCATTTGAATGCCTGTAATATCTACAATTCCTGTACCCGTAATAGTCACTGAGCCAATAGATGAACTTAATTGAAAACCAGAAACTCCTTGTTTTTGTCCTGGTATTTCTGCTGCTTGTCCTAGTGACAATGTCATTGCTGGTGAAGTTACAGGTTCTATTGTCGTTTGAACAAGGTTTGTATTTCCTAAACTCATTGTAGATTGAATGCCAGTAACATCTACCGGTGTTTTTAATCCACCCACAGTATTACCTATTGACATTGTAGCTTGTCCTGCACTTGGAGCATCTACGTTAGCTAAACCACCAACTTCTTGAGGTGGAGCTACAGTAATTGTCATATCATCCTCAAAAACTAATACTGTTAAAACAGAATCAACTTTTACAGAGAAAGCAGGATTTGCGAATGTAGAATCTAATTGTAATCCAGTTGGTTGTACTACTACATCTGTAAACGCATTATCAGCAGGGAAATTTATAGTTGAAGTTAATTGTTGACCTAAAGCTTGTGCAGAATATGCACCACCCCAAGCTAAATTACCCCAAGTTCTTCTGCCCCAACCAATGCCTGTCAGTGTAGTATCATCAATGGATATCGCTCCAATATTTGAGTTTGCTTGAACACCAGTTACGTCTACACCTATACCAACAACTTGTGTACCACCTGATATAGAAAGCTCAAATCCTGTAGGTTGCTCTAAAATAGAAGTTCCACCGATTGCTGATGGAGTACCGAAAGCCATTTGACCAAGATTTGTAACGCTTACATTTACATCGACAACTACGGCTTCTGTAACTGAACCTAAACTTATACTTAATGATTGTCCTGCAAGAATAGGTTGTGATCCTGATAAATCACCCCATTCATTTTCACCCCACGTATCACCACCCCATCCAACTTGTAACTCACCATCTACAACAACACTTCCTATTGCAGGTGTTAGTGACGAACCAGTTAATGATAAATTTACTTCACCTTGAGCAGCCCAACTTCCTTGATTCCAATTCATAGCTCCCCAAGTATTAGAAGTTATGTCGAAAATTCCTCCCATACCAATTCCATGAATCCAACATAAATAATAAAAATCTGTTTGAGATGATGGAGTTACTTCAACATAACGAGTCGTTGCAGCATTAAATGTTGTGGTGTTTGTGTAATCAGATTGATTGCTCGATCCATCTAGATAATAAGTTACTCCAGATGAAATTATTTGAGCTTGACTTGTTGTTGTTGAAAAAATTAAAGGGTGATTATCGTTTGACGAATCACTTTGATCAAACCTAAGTGTGCCACCCTCAACCCAAGTTACCGTTCCTGGACCAGTGGCATTTCTTACTCCGTCTAAATAAAAGACGTTGCCAGTGCCACCGCCATATAAATTGCCTGAAGCTACGGTTACAGTATAAGTATAAGTGGCCATAGCTCCAGGACCTTAATTTAAGCTATTCTTAATATTGCAGCAGAGGTTGTGAAATCTGGAAACTGAATAGTGAAAGTTCCAGAAGTTGCAGTCTTATCACTTCCAAAATTTAAAACAGCAACTGCATCAGTAGTTCCTGAACCACCGTCTGTCGTTGTGTTATAAATTAATGCACCTCTTGCAGTAAGAGTTACGTTTTGAAAAGATAAATCAGCAAAGTCAGTTATCGCTACTCCTGATGAAACTTTAACCCCTTGATTTACAAGCGTCCCACCACCTGCTGTATATCCTGATGGTGATGATACTTCGTTTGAAGTAGTATAGTTTTGAGTGGACGCACCTAAAGTTGCGTTTGACGTATACATAGCCAGTTTATATGTATCTGAAGATGTATCAAAGTCATGTTTACCTTGTAATAACTCTTTTTTAAAAGTATTACAAATTGCATTAGTTGTTATTGCCATAATAGTTCTCCTTTAAATTTATGGTGATGGAGAGTCTACTTTTATTCGAGGCACTCCATCTGTATATTCTCCTCGTCTTCTTCTGCCCATTTGTTGCAGAGCAAAATTTTGTACTTCTTCATTATACTTGGAATTATAGAGGTTGTACAGATTATCAGGTCCTTTTAAAAATCTGAATGCCTCTGCTAATACACCATGTAATAACATTGATTCCTGATATTTTGAAATAAACGTATCATTTGTTGAAGTAAAATTTGGAGGATCAATTATATAGTTTATTTGAACCTGATAAGCTTGATCAGGCATTGGAGCAACTAATATATTGAAATCATCCCAATTAGCCCAATATTTTGGGAGGGCTTGAGCTGATGAACTGTTAAATTCTGATATAAAACTTGTGTCTCTTTTTTCTAAAAATGTTCTAGTACCACCAGTTATTACTTGAACAGATCTTATAATCATTAAGTCTGATGGTAAACTTACATATCTGTTAGCTGCCGTAAAATTAGATGTAGCATATTTTCTTAAATCATCGTAATCGACTTTACCCGCAATATCTAATTCAACTGATCTAATAAAATCTTGAATGATTGCATCTGTTAAAACAGTGCTACCAACTTCAGTATAATTTCTTACTTGAGTTATAAAATTTGCGTGTGTTATTGCCATTATGTTATACTCACTGTTATTGAACCTAATATAGAATCAAGTTGTCTTCTTCTATTTTGTAATGATGGGTCTTCAGGAACCATAGATGAAACCGAAGTTGTTAAACCATTTGTTGTT